ACCCTGTGCGTTGTAGTTAATTAGGCTATCGATTAAATTCTCGCAGGAATCGTGTATAAAGCACTTGGGCATATTGGCGGAATCCAGCTCGTAGTTTGGGTTATACGAGAACCATTCGTCCAGTGCCTGTATTCCAATTATCTCGTTTCTGCCATCCGAGGGTACGAAGTGAAAGTCGTACTCGGCAAAGGATCCAAATAGATCCAAGTTGTTTTCATTCTCCCTTGCAAAGTATCTTGAGTCCCCAATGCGCTCAAATACCTCAATACCCATCTCCTCCTCGATCTCATCGAAGAGTGCACAATACCCCTGTACATCGTAACCTATCTTCTTGGCTGCTGGACCGTACTTCCATCTTTCACCGAACAATGCCCATTCCCCGTGGCTGGCTCGGTCTGGCCACTCCCTACTGATGTACACTTCCCCGAACTCATTTACCGCTGCCCAAATAGCAGAGAAGTTCCTTGCTCCCGCGGGGTCAACTACCTGATAGCAGGTGTACTCCGACTTATCTGAAATGTCGGGGAACGTCATCCCGTTGGCATTCTCCTCATCACCCAGCACCTGTACGTCCGTTGAGAACAGGGGCAGTAGGGATGTAATGCTCTTAACTGGGATACCGTAGGCACGCACACGAATCTCTTCCTCGGGGCGACCCACTAGATCCTTCTTGATCCGCTCGTATCCACCAAAGGGGTTCTCGTCGGAGTGCAGGTAAACAATACTAGCATCCCTAGGTGGGGAGTATTGCACTACTGGAACCTCTTCATCGTTTAGGAGTTCTGCGGGGCGTGTAGCTAGGGTCCTGCAATTCTTTAGGTAGTCCGCAATGAAGGGCGTGTATCCGTCAATGGGAGTAAACCCCAGAAGCATCTTGGAGTTCAGCGTTGCCAAACGGAAGCGCAGGGTATTAACGAGAGCAGCGTCCCCTAGGTACTCGTCAAGCCACGCACCAATGTTAAGGGCGGGGTTACCCTTAAAACCGAACTGGAAGCCCTCTAGGATGGTCTGGTTGTTACTGAACTGCGTGTACGTCTTGAAGTCCACACGGGTCCTAGTGTCTGGAAAGATAAAGGAGGATGCCGTGAAGCCATTCTGCATAGAGAAGTTAATGTAGCCCTCAATGCTCTTGGTCTTCTTCTTGAACTCCTTGGGCATCATTTCCCAAATGGCCGCTTGCTGCACCTTGATGGATGTATCTGCATTCTGCGAGAAGCACACAACGTGACCATCTGTGTTCTGTGTCACGGCCTCCATCACTAGCTTGGCGCACCCAGTGGTTTTACCACTGCGATTCCCACCGAGTGCCAGCACTTCATTGTACTCCTGTACACCACTACGAATCCTTGCCCAACCATCTAGGTCGAAACCATGCCGAAGGGGATCCTCCTGTGATGCCCGTATAAGGCCCTCACGTGCCCTGTGAAGCTCTTCAAGGACACTGGGGTCACTCTGCCCTAGGATAAGGATCTCCTCGTCCGTAGGGGCCTCTATTAGGGGATGCGGTGTAAATACTAATTCCATTATCTAAAATGAATCCACTAGGAACATCAGGGATGCGATGGAGCAAAGGAACCAGAAGGCTGCAACTGTAAGATAAAATATAATGTTCTTCATGATTTGGGCTTGGTTTTCTTTGACTTGGGTTTTTTTGACCAGTCAATGTCGTCGTAGTTCTTACGCTGCTTCTCAGCATTATGCCCCTTACGGGGTCCGCTTCCTTTAGTGCTCATCCTTTATTCCTTGGTACTTTCTTGTTTGCGTCATCCATCTTCATTGCTAACTCCAGAACCATACGCTCGCTCCAGCCAGCAAATGGGCCACGCATAAATACTTGGGTTAGGTCATTGATGTCATGCCCCTTGTACTTATCGAGGGTTAGCTCAATCCAGTAGTCAGTGATTAGTTGCCAATTACTTTGATTCATATCATTCCGTGATTTCTATTACCTCAGCTACCTTAGCCTGCTGGATTCTCTTCCTAGCGGCACTCAGGGTATCGTTGAAGTCATCCATTGTATACACCTGCTTTACATCCACTACGTGGGATGCCTCGCCTCTGGCTGTCATTGCTTGTCTCTGGGAGTTTGCCTTGGCAATTGAAATCTCCTTTAGGTCCTTGAACTCTGGCTCATACCCATTGTCGAGCTTTACTCTTAGGCCATCAATGACATCCTCCTCTAGGGACTCTAGGTTGACGTAACTCCTAGCGGAAAGCTGTCCCCCTAGCTCCCTAAAGGAGTTCGTGTGATCCGAGTAATCCACTAGCACCTGTACAATGGTACTCCTAGAGATACCGTGCTTGCGGATCATATTAGTCTGGGAGCAACCCAGTGCATGCAGGTATAGAATCCTAGCAACCTTCTCTGGGTTATGCCGACTTAGGCTCTTGGTCTTGTGCACTTCCTTATCCTTCTGGATCTCCACAATAGCCAAGGAGATGCTTTGCATCAGTGCGTCTTTCTCTTCGTTGTTATCCATTTAGCTAGTGTACCCTATTTCATTTTTGCAATAGGACCCCTTGGACCCTATTGCATTTTTGCAATAACCCATTGCAAATTTGCAACACCTATACCAGTATACATACAATATATAAATAAGGGCAGATATAGGAGGGGTCATCATTTCCTCAGTGAGTGCTATATTGCTCTGGATGTCAAGGTGCTTACGGGCTCATGGATTTTGAATTTTTTTGTGGGGTGTCTTATATATATAAGATAAAATGCGGAAGAACTTTGTTGAACCCCCTCCCCCCATCTGCATTCCCAGCGCCATCCTCGGCCGATCCGCATAGCTATAGCTAAGTCGTTGACTACCAACGTCCTTGATACTATGGACCCTATGTAGCTAGCTACAAATGCTACGTGATTACCTTGGGATTTCCCTTATATGAGTGTGCATTTCCCTTATATGAGTGATATATATTGCAGACTGTATGGAAATGGATTGCGGCACACCATCTACTATCTACCTACCTACCTACCTGTCTACCTACCTACCTATCTACCTGTCTTTATGGTGTCAATTTGGGCTCAATATAACCGTCACTTTAACTCTGCATTCGATCCATGGCGCTCTGGTACTGGGCTCCGAGCTACCTAAAATAAATGAAAATATATCTCGCCATAGCTAGCTAGAGCTGATTGAATGCAGTCTGTTCTTTTAAGTTAGGTTGTCATTACGGTGGCAATCGAGGGTGGCTCTGCCTGCTCTGATTCACAGGATATCGCAACTCCTGCCCATCGCTCATTGAGTGCTCGGAAAAGCGAAGATCCCACTTTGACCATTGAGAAATGCGAGTGCCGATCGAGAAGTGCAGCGCTGAGAAGCGGATGTCTAGCTGAGTAAGCCATGACCACATCCAGCCATGACCAGCAAAGCACGGAGGATGGTGTTGGAAGCCATCAAATTATAGTGAAACGCATTCGGAGGTGCGTAATCAGTGGGTGGCTCCACTGGTCTGATGATCTAGCCAACTAACAATACCACATAGAGAAATACAAATATGAACAACAACACTAAACTACGCCAGTACCTAACAAGCAGAACAAACAACGCAAGCATCACACTGGGCATCACTGGTCGCCAGATAGCAGATGCATCTCAAGCACAACTCAAGTCATGGGTGGAGCAAATGGGTGGTGATCCTGTAGCTATCCTTGGCACACCAGCACCAGCAGCAGCGCCCCAAGCGCATGCTCTGACAGCAGCTGAGATACAACTGAAAGCCATCCAAGACGCATTGGGTGGTGGCTCATCCATAAACATGGACGAAGTACGGGATGTAGTGCAGGAAGCAATTGCTAACGATGTGTCGCCAAGCATAGAGAAGATGCAAAACCAAGTAGATGCACTGGCTCCACTGGCTGATACACTGGACAAGATCGCTGACGCAATGAAGGGTGGGACATCCAGCAGACTACCCTTGGCGGTGGCGGTGGCATCTGGCAATAATCCCATACTGGAATTGATCCAGCCATATTACGATAGTGGATCAGCGAATCCGACTAAGGTGTGCATCTCAGCACCACCTAGCTACGGAAAAAGCTACAGCATCTCACTGCTGGGACAGTCATACGATCACTGTATCACGCATGGTTGCTCTGATGACATGGACGAATGGCATGAGATCATTGGCGGTGCAACGCCCAGAGAAGATGGCAATGGCTTCATCGTTTCCGATGGTAAGCTAGCTAACGCAGTACGGTTAGCCAGTAAAGGTGAGAGTGTGCTGTTCTTCATGGATGAAGTCTTTCGCCTATCGCCCAAGGTCATGGAGAAGATGCTGGATTTCCTAGCGCCCCAGCCAGATGCGGATGGCATCAAGCGCTACAAGCTAACGACAAAGCACAATGACAAAGGTGTGCTCGAAACGCTAGTGTGCGACATGGACAATCTGCATATCATCTGCGCAACTAACCTATGCGAAGTGATCCCACCAGAGGCATTCAGATCACGCTTTCTGTTCAAGCATGTGCAGTTCGATCCAGCCATGGTCGCCAGCATAGCTACCAGCGTAGCTACCAAGTTTGGTATCGCTGATGCTGCTGACCTAGGTGGTCGATTCGCAATGGCAATGGAGCGCAGTCGCCAGATGAAAGCCACTGGTCAGCTTCTCACAGCTCTAGACATCCGCAATCTAGA